ATTTGCCGTTCTAAAAAGCCACATAGATAAGGTAAACTTACTAAGGCCGTTTAATGGGGTTCCAGCATCTACATACTCAGAACTCCCATCAAAGCTCATAGAATAGTTTGAAACTTTGTTATTATTGTCCTCTGTTCCGTTCCAGCTACTAGGCATTCGCCAATTTCTATTATAAAATTCTATTGCCATATTTTTAAAATTTATACCAAGCTTTTAAATTTGTATTTGATGCGTTTGTTAAAGTTGTTAAATCATTTGGTGCGCCACTGTTGTAAATCTCTGTAACTGCATTACTGCTTAAAGCTGTATTCCAAAAAGACACCTCGTCTATATTACCATTCCAAGGAGTTGAACCTGTATTACTTGCTCCTATATTTATCGGGTTAATAATTGCGCTTGATGCAATTCTATTTCTATTTGTATTAGCTGGATTAGTGTCGTTAATTCCATCTACATAAATTTTTGAAGAGGTGGCGGATTCTGCAACAAATACAACGTGATGCCAATTATTATCGTGATAAGTTCCAACTGATGTAACTGCTCCAGCTTGTGGACCATACCAAAATATATTATTTGTAACAGAAAAATTAAAAGCCACACTACTAGAAGAAGTACTGTCTGATGCTCCACCTAAATACTTTTGAGCTGCTCCAGTTGGTTTTTTAAACCACATACTAACAGAAAAAGGATTATTAGTAATAGTGCTTAATGCTGACTGGTCAATTGAAAAATAAGAGTCCACTCCATCAAATGTAAACGAAGAAGTAGAAGCATAAGGCACAGCAGTCACCCCAACAGTTTGTCCGCTTTGAACACCATTAACTGTGTAAGTAATTATATGACTACCAATACTTGTTGCGCTTAAATCTATTTGACCTGTTGAACTATTAAAGGTTCCAGTATCTACAAACACTACATTTGCACTAGCGTTGAAAGAACCGCCTGCTGTTCCTGTTATTGTTGGTGTTGGGTCAGCCTCACCTTGATTAAATGAACTCTTAGAATAAAGAAAAGCTGCACTTGTTCCTATCAATGCAGTATCACCAGCAGCAGATGATTCGTAAATAGCACCATAACCAATATTATTTGTACCACTTTTGCCCCAACCGTTAGTGTTGTTTTGTGCGCCTTTTCCCCATCCGTTTGTTACTGCCATAATCTATTTTTTAAAGTACCCAACCTCCAAAATCTGCTTTATAATCTGGTGAAATATCACCATTACTGTTGCTTGTATATTCTGGAAACTTTTCTTGGTTAAAACTCATATAATCTATAAATCTGTTTGTGTAAAAATCTGCTGTGTTTCTTGCCTTTTCAATTAAGCTATCTACTTGCACTTTAGTTAGTGCTGTGCTGTTTTCTGGATTCTTTGTATATATACCACCATTTGCAATATTTACACCAGCATACGGCAAATATTCAACCATTGCCCACTGCATTAACATTGGTTTTATGTAATCATTAACTAATGCTAAGTAATCACCTGCTAATGTTTGTGGGTCTGCCGTTATGTCGCCTTGTATTTTAACATATAAATCAGTTCCTAAATAATTTTGTATGTGTATGTCCTGCGCTTGATTGATAAATGGTAAAATCTTATCACTATCAATGTTGCCATTAGCAGCAGTAAATACTGATATATCGTGTCTTGTTACAAATAGTGCTTTACTCATTTTTTATAATTTGGGTGATGACCATTATTTGGCATATTTACAGGAGCTTTAACCGATTGTTTTCTACCTCTTGGTTTTGGTTCGTAACTCTTCGGAATTGTTTTAGCTTTCTTGTAATCGTCTAAATCTTTACTTCCTGTTTCTTTTCCTTTCTTAATCTTATATAATATTTGCTGCCATTTATGTCTGCAATATACGCCACCTTTGAATTTAAATAAATCGTATTTTTGACCATTGTGCATAGGTAATTTAGCAGCTCTAAAATTCATATCTCTACTTGCTTTGTCAATGTCTTCTAATCTATATACTATTCCTTGTCTTGTTCTTGCCATCATTTCTTTGCAAAAATCTCTACTTTCACCACCTTTTCTGCTGCTGCCTTTAGCATATTTGTATCTTACTTTATACATTGATTTATCTAAAATAGAAAATCCATCTTCTTTACTATCAACAGTTTCACTTAATTGTATTAATGAATTAGCCCAATCTTCTTCACTTTCGTTTTCTTCGTCAACATCTCTAATATCAATCATTTCAACTTCATCAGAGTTCATTATCTCGCCTTTTAGAGCGTTTAATGCTTCAGCTAGTAGTTTGTCACTATCTTTATCTTTTATGTTCTTAGATGCAAGAAATTCAAGTTCTGTGTTTTCTTTTACGCCTGTTTCTTCTTCACGTTGTTCTTCACTTACTACATCATCAAGTTCCATAAACTCTAAAGGCTCAAGAGTTTTAAAATATAAGTTTAATGAAATATTATTATAAGCAAATATCTCATCTAAGGCATCAATTATTAAATGTTGGTAGGGCTTAATAACAATATTATCAAATAATAGTGTAGCGTTTTTAATCTCATCTGCATTGCTTGAAAAACCATTTGCAGAACTTAAGCCTAATAATAAAGGTGAGGTAACACGATGAGTTACTAATATCTTTGTTTGACATTCAGTTGATAAATATTCATAATGTGCAGGCGCATCATTTAAAGGTATATCATCAACAGTTGTTTTACTTTCTGAATTATTGTTAAATGCTACAATTACTTTTTCACCATAACTGCCTGTTAGTTTTGAAAGTACATCATTTTTTATTTGTAATTGCTTTTCTCTATCTGGAACACCATTGTTAAAATTCACCACTTTAGTGCCACTGAAGCCATTTTGAGTATCGTTAATTAAATAATCTGCAATCTCTTTTTCTAGTACTGCATACGCAGTTTGATAATCTGCTGGTGTATAGTAATAGAAACCTGTTAAGCTTCTTTTTACTATGTATATTTCATTTTGTGCGCCGCTACCAAACACAGGGAACTTTTTTAGTTTTGTGTTTTTGGTAACCTTCGACCAATCAGGCGCATAATAATAATTGTTAATGTTACCGCTTTCATCCATTTTCTCTGCTCTTAACGTTTCACGAGGAAAGTGTGTTATTGCAGAAATCTTATTTTGATTGTATGTAATTTGAAATGATGCTTCGCCTAATAGTTTTAAATCTTGCGCAACACAACGTAAATCTTTAGGCTTTAATAAACTTTTCATTTGCGCATACTGCTCAGGCTTTTTATTTGAATCAGTTGCATCTAAACCTTTACCATAAATTAAATTTACAACACCATTTATTACAGCATTGTTTGTTGTGCTATCCATATAAGCATCAATCAAATATTGATAATAATCATTATTTTCGCCAATACCAACCCAGTTTTTGTTGCGCTCCTCTGTGATGGTTGGCCGTTCATATTCGTTTAATTGTATTAAGTGTATATTATCCATAATAAACAAATTCGTTGTTTCCTGTGCTTTGCTCTATATAAACACCGTTACTGATTGAGTAATCGCTTAATGTTTGGTCTGAACAATACATCTTATCTTTAAATATAATATTATTATCAGTAGTATTTGTAATTGTGATTGTATAATAATTGTTTTCTACCAATGCTTGTGTAGTTTGATATTTATAGTAATAGTCCAATTCTATGAATGTAGCAGTAGCATCAGTAAATATAACTTTATTTTTTGATTCTGATTTAATCACAAGTTTGTAAGTTTTACTATCGCTAATTGTTTCACGAGGTATAAAATTAATAATTCTTGTTCCGCTTTTCGTTAATATCTGCATATTTACTTTTTATAATTAAAAAAAAAGGGAAGGCTAACTACTTCCTTCCCTCCAATCAAACTATATTATGAATCACACAATTATTAATTGAGTTCTTTTTAACTGTTAGTTCCTACTACTACTGTTGGTGTAGCTGATGAGCATCCTGCAAATGGATTACCAGAGTTACCGCCGCTTATAAAATTAGCAGGTTGTAATTCTGATGCACTTAGCGTTAAAGTATAACCACTCATATCACCAAATGCTGTTCCTGTTGCAACACTTCCACCAGTCACTTCGCAACCGTGTTCAAGTCCACATAGCATAAAGTTAGAATTTCTGTCCTCTATTACTACGTGTGGCCTTCCGTAGGCCATTAGTTTCAATTCCTTGTTATCTTCTTTTGATAATTTTGGTAAACCTAATGTAATTGTTTGTTCAAAGAACGTTGTCCCGTTCTCTCTTGAAGAATTAATTGCTTGTTCTAAGCTATTAGTTCCTTTTAAATCGTATTGATAAGCAGAAAAGGTGCCTGATACATCAGTGATTTCATCGCCAGTTTTTGATACTGTTCCTAAGTCTCCAAAGTCAACAAACCAAGCTCTGACAATTCCACCAATCTGGTCTTTACAAGGTACTTTTCTCCCACTTGTTAAATCGCACGCCATTGTTAAAGTTTTAAATAGAGGGCTATTTCAAGCCCTCATTATTAATTAATTTCTTAAGCGTATATAACTACATCTGATGTGATACCTATTTGTACACCAGCAGTAAATCTCATTACTAATCTTACATTTTGTGAACCGTCTAGGTCACCCATATCGATTAATTTCACTTCGTTGTGGTCGCTTAATAAACCAGTTCCAAAGTACATATTAGATTTTTGTGCAGCCATCATTGAATCATCTGGTAAACCAGCACCAATAACAACTTTAACACCATCATAAGAAAGTGCGCCATTGTTCCACCATTGAGTACCCTGTGCATTAACACCAGCAGCTCCTAAGCCGTTAGCACCAAAACCACCTAAAGCTCTAATATATAATTTTGCTGCTTTTCTTGACACATAAATGTATAAATCTTCTTTACCATAAACTCCGCTTGGTATTGCATCAACTACTTTGCCCATTTCATCAATGATATTAGAAGCAGTTAAGGGTGAACCAGATACTGCAACGCATCCAGAACCACCAGCAGTAGCTAAGTAATAGAATCCATCAAATTCACCTGCGTTTCCTGTTTGGCCAGCCCAGATGTTGTTTTCAGTTTTTTCAGCTACCAATCCAGCAGCGTGTCCTATAATGAAATCTGAGAAGTTTGGTGGTAAGTTATCAAATGCAGAATATCCCATTTGAATTGCTTCCCAATCACTTTTGAAATCTTTTTTACAGAACTCTAAATTTACTTGGAATTCTTCTGGTTGTAATACTCTTTCAGTTAGTGTTACAGTTCCAGTTGCTGTAAAATCACACGTTGCATCTTTAATTACGTTTGCATCAGTTGCCACTTTCTTTAAAACCTCTTTGAATTTTACATTAGGTTTTACGGTGATTAAACCGTTTTCAATTGTTGAACCACTAAGCAATGCTGCAGAAATATACTTTCCAGCAAATTCGCCAGCATACGTAGAAGTTATTGAAGTTGTTGTTGCCATTGTTTTTTATTTAATTATTGTTAAAAATTTTAGTGTAAACCCTATCCATAGTTGTTGTTGTTCTACTTCCGCCAATTTTAAAATTTACTTTATTATTTACTTCAGCCTCAGGGTTATGTTTTACAGGAGCAGGTGCATCAGCAGAAAGTTCGATTTCTTCTGTTTGTTCACTCATTTCCTCTTTGTTACCAAGTTTTTCTTCTATCATTGCTTTAATTTCTTCAACTGCAAGTGATAGTTCCTCTCTAGTAACATAATTCATTTCTTCTTTATCTTCTTCTAATTCAGTTTCTTCAACCTCTTTAGTTTCTTCGGATAATTCTTCTTCAGCAACTTCTTCTTCTGCTGCCGCTTCTTTAATACTGTCGATTAACCCTTCCTCAGTAACAATTAAAAGCTTTCCATCTTCCATTTTATATTCACCAACAGGCAAAGCAATTTCTTCTTCTTCTGTTTTTATAAAAATAGATTTACCAGCTTCAAAAGATTCTGCAACAAGTACAGTTCCATTTTCAAGGGTAATTTCAGCTAATTCAATTTGCTCTTCAGAAAGTTCCACGCCAACAATATTTTTTATTTTGCTTAATATTTCGTTCGCTTTCATAATTTTATTATTATAACCTTAATGTAAATAAATGTATTAAGTGTTATGTGTTTTTATAATATTTATTTTAAACTTTACCTACTCCCTGTGCTTGGTGTGAACCATCACAACATTTTCTATGATAGGTATTATCTTTGCATAAACATCCACGTTTGCCATTTGTAGGTGATGTTCTGCTTGGTGTTTTATATTTTTTATTTTTCATTTCTTTTTTACGCATTTGTGTTTTACATAATCTTTTACATAACCCTCAGGGCATTTATGCTTTTTAAGAGAGTGTTGTTCACAAGGCATATACCATTCTTTATCTTCAAATTCGTGAACGTGAAAACCCTCACAACCAATATTTATAGCCATTTCTTCAGCCTTTTCCTGTGTTGAATATGCAAGCCTATCATCTATTATTGCAAAATCATCATCAACTACCATAGAAGATAAATTAATTTCACCAAGTTCTTTTAACTTGCTTTCACTCCATCTTAAACCAGCTTTGCCTCCCCATAATAAATAAGATATAGTTCCACAAGCTTCATTGTTGCCCTCATCGTAGTATTCGCTTGCTCTACTTAAATAGCTGTACATTCTTTTAATTGTAGCTAAACTGATATTTTTTTTATCTCTTAATTGTGTTGCTCTTATTTTACCCACCTGTGTGGCACACTTATTATTTACTTTATTATTTAAATCAATTCCACGTTTTGCATTGTTACTAACCGCATCAGGATAATCATTGTAAGTTTCAAGTGTTATTTTTTTACCGCTTCTTGTTCTTTTATCTTTTTTTATTATGCCTCTAATTGCGTTTAACATATATACAGCTTCTTCGTTTAGTATTGCATCCATTTCAGCTTTTAAATTAGGCTTGTTAATTTTAGCTTTATCTGCAAAATAACCCTCGATTGAAAAACCTTTTACCTTACCGCTTTTAACGTAATCATTCCAAACCTCATCATTGTTTACTTTCATTGAAATCATCCAAGTACCTTCAGGAACACTTAAACCATATTTTGCAGTTTTATCCATTTTAGTATGTTCTACTATCCAAGATTCAACAACAGTTAAATCATTAATACTCATTTGGTGTTCTAGCGTTGCATTGTTTTGATTACCGTTCTGAAAAAACAATTCGCTTGCTTTTCTAACTGTATCTTTTGAAAAGTAAACATAAAACATTTCTTCACCGTTTTTACGAAAGATTGGTTTATTAGGTATTAATGCAGCACCCATTAATATTTTCTTTTCTTCATCTACTTTTGCAAGTTTCACTTCTTGGTCTGCTAGTGCAATAAAATCACTTTCTATTGCTGGATTCTCTACGATTGAAACAGCCTCTATTCCTGTTAATTCGTTTTCTTCATCTAATAATAATTCTACTATTTCCATTTTATTTGTTTTATAAAGTTGCTGTTGCCACTATGTTGTTATCTAATTGTTGTTGTGTTGTTACTTGTGAACCTACCACAAATGCTTGAATTGGGCCTTGCTGTCCTATTGCTCCTGCTATTTGATTGAAACCGCTTGCTCCTACTACATTGAAAGATGGTGCTTGACTTGGTATGCTTGGTGAACCAGCATCAGTACCGCCAGCATCAGCACCACCGCCAGAGGGTTCAAACTTTTGTGCGCTTATCATTGCAATTTGCGCTCCTGTTGTTGCTATTGCAAAAGCTAAAGATGCAATACCAGCAGGATTGGGAACTGCACCAATAGCCACAGGAGATTGAGCAAGTGAAGATGTAATTGCTTTACCACCGTCAATTATAGCCATACCAAGCTGTAAAGCTTTGTTAAATTGAAATTGTTTTTTAGCCATTTCTTCTTCTTCTTTGCTGCCCTTTTCTAAGTTTTTCATTTTATGAGCAAATACCGCATCACCTATTGCCTGTGTGGCGTTAGCTGCCTGAGTAGCTAAATCAAGAGCTTTTTGGATGTTATCAATTTCTTCTAACCTTGTTTTTTCATTATCTTGGCGTATCACTTCATTAGATGCTAACTTTGCAGCCTCTAGTTCTTTGTCAAGCAAAAACTGTTCTTGTCGCATACGCTCTAAAAATTCATTGTAAGCTATCTCTGCATCTACTTTAGCTTGTGTTCCAGCCTTTACTGCATTTATGTTGTTTTGTAATCTATCGCCTTCAGTTTTTACTTCTTCATCGTGTATTTCTTTAAGTTGTAAAAGCCTTTCTAAATCTGATTCTTTTTGTTCGGCATCAAATTTTTGTTTTTCAAAATGTAGTGCTGATTCACTTTCTAACCTAGATTTAAGCATCTCAAGTGCTTCAATATCAAGCGCAGCTTCATTTGCTTTTTGTTCACTTCTTAAACCTGTTATTGTGGCTTGCACAGCAGCCAATTCATTTTCAGCTTCCATCAAGGCAATTTTTGCCTCCATATTATGCTTGTCTTTTTTTATTTCTGCTTGTGCTGATTTTAAAGAAATTTGTGCATTCTCTAGCATTTTCTCTTGTTGCTTGTCAAGTATTTTATTTAATTCTTCATTGGCTTCCCTTCTTTCTGCTATACTCTTTCTTACATCGTCTCTTATCTGTCTTTGCTGTTCTGCTTGTCTGTCGTATTTTTCAATTAAACCTGCATTTGCTATTGCTGCAAGTTCTGCCTCTTTTCTTAATTGTACATTTGTTTTAGCGGTTTCTAAAGATGCTTTTAAACTTATTTTACTTACTTCTTCAATAACTTGTGAACCTATTTCACCAGCCTCGCTAACTGCTTCACTAAAATTGTTTACAATATCTTTACCAGCTTCAATTGCATCTGTTCCAATTTCAACAACATTTTCTTTTATTTCTGATAACTGTAATTTTAGTTCTTCAATTTTTTTCTCATCATTGCCACCAAAAAATGATTGTTCCCAAGCCAATTGTGCGCCAACAATAGCAGCTTGTATTCCTTGAAAAGCCAATTTAATTGGTGTAAATGTTAGCGTTAATAAACCGTTTAAAACCTTTCCAAGAGCGTCAAAGTTTTCAGTCGTTTTGCTTACGTTTTCATATACAGTTTCTATAGCATCAGCAAACTCACCAAACACAATTGCAACAGCCTCAAATGCGGTAGAAAAACCATCAACAACCTTTTGATTTGTCATTAACAGTTCTTTTAATAATGCAAGACCAGCTAAAAGTAAACCAATACCAGCTGCTTTAATAGCAGTTCCCATTGCTCTAATACCACCAGTGAACTTTTTAGCACCTTGTTTAGCACCTTCAAAACCTTTTTTGAATAAGCTTGTTTTTTTGCCCTCTGCGTTAACCTCTTTTAAATTATCATCCGTTTCTTCTAAATTTTCATTTAAACCTTTAACAGATTCATTTGTTTTGTCAATGTTTTTTGTTGCATCGCCAGTCTCTACATCTATTTGATAATTTACTTTTTTCATTCTTTAAATCTTAATTGTTGTAAACCTTCTTTTATTGTCATTGGTACTTTGTTCTTACCAAGAGCTATATTGATATTTTTATCATATATCTTATTCTCTTTGCAGAACTCTAAGCCTTCTAATATTGTTTTAATCACGTTGGTTCATTTAATAGTTCAAATTCTGTTTCTCCGCTTTGTAGTTTAGTGGTCATCTTATTAATTGTAAAAGCTCTTTCTTGTATTATGATTGTATCATCAAGCGAAAGTTTTAATAATATGTTTAGCGGAAGTATGGCCTTGTAATTGAATAATCTAGTTCTCTTATTAAATACTCTTGTTATATAGTTTTGATAATACAATTGAAATAGGCTGTTATTAATACCGCTATAATCTATTAGTGTATAGGTGTTTATTTCGCTGCCAAAGTTTAAATTGTATGTTGGTGCTGTTGAAGAAGTACCTAGTTCATTATTTACACTAGGAATCCAATAATTAGTTAAATTAAAAACATCATTTACATTGGCGTTATTATCTGCTAACGCTCCATAAACTGAAGGCCTTGTATTGTAAATAAAATGAACCTCATTACCAGACTGCTGATATATAGCGTAAAACAATAATGGCGCACCAATACTAGGGTTTAAATCTTCATCTAAAAAACTTCCAATTTGTATTGTTGTTAAATCGTTGCTTGTTCTGTCTTGTAAGCGTTCAAATATCATATGTTCAAAAGGGATTTTTATTTCATATTTACTCCCCTTTGTTGAATCAGATATAAAATTTAATTCACCATATTTTTTGTTATTAGAATTTAAAAACTGTTGTGCTAATATGCTTTTTGGTTCTGAATATTCAAAATCAACTTCACTAAAAGGCACAGTAGACCCAACAGAATGTTCATCTGTTTTTACATAATTAGTCAAATCTAAAGTGTCTCCTGATGAATAAAAACTATCTAAAGTTTTAACTTCTACATCTCCGTTAAAATTAACAAAGGATGTTAAGTTGTGCATCTTAAACAATGCCTTCATAAAATCAATTACTTTAATATCTGGTATTTGACTTGTAATGTTTAAATCTGAACTTATTGGAATAGTTGTTGAATCAGATTGATATTGCGCTGATGTTTCAGTTTGTGTAGTACCCCCAGTTAAATACACTCTATGTTTTGGCGAAATAAAAACACCAAAAGTGATTGATATATTTGAACGCACTCTAACTCCAACTTCTATGGTCTGATTTAAGTCAACATCTATATAACCGCTCGCATTGACTGGGTCTCCAAAATCAATTCCAGCTACGGTTGTGCCTGTTACATTATTAATTGAACGGTAAACCGTACCGTCTAAAACATTTATAAAATCATAACTGTATATGCTGCTTGTAGTTGGTGTTATTTGTGCAACAAATTGAAAAGATTCAGCTCTGTTTTGACCATAAGAAGCTGTGTAATAAAAAGAATAAGTACCTTTTGATGTGTTAAAATAAACATTTGTTTCTCCATCAAAATAATTACATCTTGCTACATCAGTACTTACACAAGTAAAAGCTTGGTCATCAACAAGCTTAAAACCCTCAGAAACAACATTTCCCTTTTCTCTGTGTAGCCACATATATAAGCTTGTCATTGCAGCACTATCAAAGAAACCACCACTTTTAAATGTTATACCATATTTTTTTTCAATTGCCTTTATTATAATTTTAGCAGTTATAGCTGGCTTTAAATCTTCTGGGAATACACCTCTTTTTTTTATGTTTGTTGCGTTTTGATGATTACTAATATTTAAGCCGTTATCTTGATTGCCAGTCTCATCATATATGTAACTTTGAGAATGTGAAATTAATGGGTAGATAATTGCATCTGTGTAAGTAACTCCATCAACAGTTTTATTAATACCATTTTCTATTCCGTCTTTTATGTTTGAGTTTGATGCTTCAAAATTAAAGTTATTAAGCCAAACTAAATTGTTTAATTTATCTTCTCCTATTAAATCATTTATTGTAACTGTATTTCCAAAAAATGTTACTTTATATAGACTGGGCTGTCCGTGTTTCATTGTAACACTCTCTAGTCTGATTTTACCCTCTTTAAATGGTAGGTGATTTAATTCAATTCTAGCGTTAGCCATTATTTGATTGTCAAAGCCTACTATGTCAGGATTGTACCAACGTTTGAAAAGTATGTTGTTTTTCTTTGATGCTGGTAAATTAAATGTTCTACTGTAATCAGTAAATATTTTATCAATCTCTTTAACATCTTGAATTACTTGTGTTAAGGTAATCAACTCAGTTTCCATTAAATCAGCTCTCACATAATCTTGTGTAGTTCCTGTTCTAACTTGTGGTTGTATGTATAAAATAACCTCTTGCATTATCTAATGTTGTTTATTAAATCAAAAGCCATTTCAAAGTTCATTGTGTAATTAATCATTCTGTCGTTTAAACTGGTTTTAGTTGTGAATGATGAATCTTTTAACGTTGCTGGAAAAATAGTGCCTGCGTTATTTGTTAGCCATATATGCTCTGAAACCATTAGCTCTTTAAAGCTTTCATTCATAGCTTCGTTTACAAAGCCTGTATTTAGTGTTAATGATTCTCTGCCATTAGCATTAAATACTTTTGTTGGATGGTCTGTTGTGCTGTAACTATTAAATGATAGTGTTTCATCACAAGTGCTACCTGATTCTGGTTCTGATAGTGTAACTGTTCTTGCTGCAAATATTGATTTATTAAAACTTTCGTTTCTTGAATCCAGTGTTTCAGTTGATTTCTTAAAGAAAAAAATATCTTGTAAAGCTCCCCATCTATTTAAAAACGTACACTTAAAAGGCGAATACTTACATTCGCTAACCTGTTCAATTGTCATAGTTTTTTCCAATGATGAATCGTAAATAATTAAAATGTTGTCAACCCTATTACTGGTTGTTGAAGCGTAGCCAATTTTTTGATTGCTGTTTCCATCATCTGTAATAGTTACTGTTGAATTTGTTGTGTTACCAATTTTAAACGCAACTGAGTTTACACGCTCTTTATTTACAGGAATGTATAATGTTTCTCCGTATTTCTTTTGTACATAGTTAGGTGTAATCATCACATCTGGTTCTGTTGTGTAATTAACACCTTCTTTAAAAGTATTATATCCTTCTTGCGCTAGGTAAATTGCAGTTTGTGGTGAACCCATTTGTGTGCCATCTGCCTTTCTTGCAGTAATAATTGTATTTACAAATAAGGATTGTGTTTGAGCTGATGTTGTATAGTTGCCGTTAAAAGATTGTTTTATAAAATCACTTACTAATTCGCTGAGTTCAAATGTCACTGTTGTTTCAGTTGGAAGTATTTTTTTTTGTAGAGTAATTGTAGCATAATCATTATTACATTGAGCATCAGAACCACTTACACCGCTGTTAACACTTAATGTTAATTCAAAATAACTTAAATCAGTTGTTGGCGAAGGTGCTGTTGTTCTTATAAAGTATGGGCTTCTTGTTCTTATTATTGTACTCATAATTCAATATTGTCGTTAATTAATCCTAATATCATTTCATCGCTGTACTTTTCAAAGCCAGCTTCAAAAGGTTTTGTAAAAAACATTGTTGCTCTAATTCCTTTTCTTTGTATGCTTCTAGCAATTAAAAACGTTAGTGATTTATCTGTGATGAACCTACCTGTTTTTTTATCTCTGCCTTTTATACCTCTTATTTTAATCCACTTTTCAAACGCTCTTGATGGTGGTTGTTTATTTCTAAATTTAAATGGACTGTTTCTGCTTTCTGAATAATCGTGGTTTTTACCTCTAACGCCTTCGTCAATAAACTGCCCATATTCCTCAGATTCAAATCTTACTTTACTGCCTTGTATTTTATAACCTAAACTATTATAAAGTTGTTTAGAAGCGTTTGTTCTGCCTTTCGTTAAGTTGCTTCTTGACTGCTGAATAACATACTTAGCATATTTTTCTATGGCCTGTTTAAATTCACTCATTAGCAGTATGTCATTTCGCTTTTAGTTCCTATGTCAAATGTTACTGCCCAGCCTGCAAGCATATTATCAAAACGCTCAGTGAACGGTTCACAACTTGCATCATTTATTAATTCAAAATCATTTCTATATAAATCAGCATTTTGTAAAACTCGCATAACTCTTGTTGCTAATGCTAGCTGTGTATTTAAAACATCTTGCGTGTTATCATTACCTCTAAATAAATCTGTTGTTTGCTCATTGCTTATATCTACTAAGTCCATAAAGAAGATAGTAATATTTAATGTTACATAGTTGTTGCTTATTGTAGCATTGTTAATCATTAAATGCGCTAATGGAAATAAACTTTGTTTTTTAATATCTATATCAGCAATATCACCGAAAGTCATTTCGTGATTAAATGGTTCTGCTGTTATTACATCTTTTACTTTGTCTATAACGTTATAAAAACTTCTCATAATAATTTTATATATAATGGTGCGTGTTGTCCTAAATCTTCTTCTATAAATTCATTTAACCAGTCAAGCGATTCATCAAAATCAGTTCCATCAGCTTGCATAATAATATCTAAACACTTCCAATAACTGTATATTGCTCTTGAGGGTTTGCGCGCTGTAACACCAACAAAAGCATCTTCAAAACCATCTGCAAGAATAACATATTCATCTTTAGCAAACATTTCACGTTCCATAATTTGTTTTAGTATATCATCTCTTTGCATTGATTATGCTTTT